ACGCACCGCATCCACCGCACCTCTGAGAATCTGACCTATGAGCAGTGACGATCCAAGCAAGACACTGCCCGCAGTGGACGCCATGCGCGAAGACTGGGCCATTGTTGATCCTTTGATGGGCGGTACCAAGGCGATGCGCTGCGCCGGCGTACAGTTGCTGCCGAAGTGGCCGAAGGAAGACGACTGCGACTATCAGAACCGCCTTAAGCTTTCCACGCTGCTGCCTGCGTATAGCGAGACGGTCAAGAACAATACGGGCCGAGTGTTCGCTGAGCCAATCGTGCTGAGCGAAGACATTCCGAAGCCGATCGAAGCATACGCCGAGAACCTCGACCGCCAGGGCAACAACCTGCAGGTCTGGGCTCAGACGTTCTTCACCAGTGCACTGTCGCACGGCCTGTGTCATGTGCTGGTCGAGTATCCGAACACTATCGGCCCGAACGGCAAGCCAAAGATCGTCACCAAGGCGGACGAACAAGCCGCAGGGGTTCGCCCTTATGTGGTCATGATCCGCCCGCAGCAGGTCATTGGCTGGCGTTCCAGCTCCGCAGATGGCGAGCATGTCCTGACCCAGTTCCGCTACATGGAGTCGGTCGAAGAGGATGACGGCACCTTCGGGACCAAGTGCGTCGATCAGATCCGCGTGCTTGAGCCAGGCAAGTGGACGACCTATCGCGAGAAAGAGACCGCCGACAAACGCAAGGAGTGGGTGATTCACGAAGAAGGCGGCACGTCGCTCAAACATATCCCGCTGTCCACCTTGTACACAGGCCGCACCGGGTACATGACGGCTAAGCCGCCCTTGCTCGAACTGGCCCACCTCAACGTCAAGCACTGGCAGTCGCAGAGCGATCAGGACAACATCCTGCACGTTGCGCGGGTGCCGATGCTGGCGATCTCAGGTATCGACGATGACACTTGGGAGCTGAAGGTCGGCACCGCATCGGCCACCAAGCTGCCAACCAACGGCAAAATGGAGTGGGTCGAGCACACCGGTGCTTCGATCGAGGCTGGGCGCACGTCGCTGAACGACCTCGAAGACCAGATGCGGATCGCCGGTGCCAAGCTGCTCCAGAAGGACAAGCAGGTCACCAAGACTGCCACGCAGGCCGAGGACGAAGCGGCTCAAGAGATGAGCCCGCTGCAAACCATGGCCGGGCAACTCGAAGACACGCTGGACCAGGTGCTTCAGTTCTTCGCCGAGTTCATCGGCGAGAAAGAAGGTGGCCACGTCCAGGTCAATGGCAACTTCGACATAGACTTCGCGCCGGAGACCACTTTGCCGCTCTTGCTCAACATGGCCAGCCAAGGCCGACTGTCCGACGAGACGCTGTTCTCCGAGATGCAGCGCCGCAACGTGGTGTCGAGCGACATCAAGTGGGAAGAGGAAGCCGCAAAAATCGCCGCACAAGGCCCAGGCCTCGGAGTGCTCTAAATGCCCGACTTTCAATAAGGCTACTTGGTGTAGAATAAGCAAAGCCGCGTGGTGCTTGAACACCGCCGCGGCTTCTAACCAAGACAACCTTTGCGAGAGGTCAGAATGGCTGAGAACAATTCTATCTGCTGCCAGTCCTGCGGGAAAGAGTTCATCGTCCCGAGCTACAGGCGCTTAACAGCAAAAAGCTGCTCCATCGAGTGCGCATACAGCCTTCGGAATGGTCGTGCTATTAGGCCTGCCCACGAACGGTTCTGGGAGAAGGTTGCTATTTCCGGCCCTGATGATTGCTGGGAGTGGCAAGGTGCAACAGGTGGCAACTCAGTAGCCGGAGTCAGCTATGGCTCCTTCCACTTCGAAGGACAAACCAGCAGAGCGAACCGGGTTGCTTACATCCTGCATAACGGCGACATCCCTGACGCTCTGCACGTTCGGCACCGTTGCGACAACCCAAGCTGCTGCAACCCGGCGCACCTTGAGCTCGGCACCCATGCCGACAATATGCGTGACATGGTGATTAGAGGGCGCGCATCGGTTTCGGACGAAACCAGACAGCGCATCTCTATTGCCCAGACAGGGAAGCCCTTGTCTGTCGAGCATAAAGCGAAGCTGAGCATTGCCGCGAAAGCCAGAAAGGGGCTTAACAACGCAAGGCCTGTCCGCATTTATGGCGTCGAGTACCCGACGGTCGTCTCGGCAGCGAGAGCCCTTGGCCATAACAAGTCATGGATGTTCGATCAGCTCAAAAAAGGCGTAGCCGAATATGTCGATCAGCGTAAATGCGGTACTTGAGGACGAGCAGATCGCGCACAGTGTCTCGCTCGAAAAGTACAAGGTTGGCGTGGTCCGGCGGATCATTGCTCTGCTGAACCGGTCGGATGCTGACCTTTCGGCGGCGCTGACGGCCGCATTGGAGCGGTTGCCGGCGGAATCCTTCACGGTTGAGCGCCTGGAGCTGCTGCTGGATCAGGTGAGGCTGATTAACACTCAGGCCTATGCATCTGTCGCCATGGAGCTACAGAACGACCTGAAGGAACTGGCAGGCTACGAGGTGAGCTGGCAGCGAGCATTGTTCGAGTCGGCTATCCCTAACCCGGTGCAGGTTCGCTTCCCGATCGCCAGTGTCAGCGCCGAACAGGCTTATGCTGCTGCGCTTTCTCGTCCGTTCCAGGGAAGACTGCTCAAGGACTGGGGCACGGAGATCGCCGCCGACCGCATGGTCAAGGTCCGCAACGCGATCCGCACCGGTTACCTCGAAGGCAAGACGACTGACCAGATCATTCGCGGCATTCGTGGCTCTCGGGCTACTGGATACGCGGATGGGTTCCTTGAGCGGCCCCGCAAAGACCTTGCAGCGGTCGTCAGGACGGCCGTGAGCCATACTGCGGCGACTGCGAGGGATGAGTTCGTCAAGGCCAACGAAGAGGTAATCAAGGCGGACAAATGGGTCAGCACCCTTGACTCAAAAACATCTGAAATGTGCAGGATAAGGGACCAGCTGCAATACACGGCTGTCACACACAAGCCAATCGGCCACAAGGTGCCTTGGCTGCAAGGCCCGGGCAAGATTCACTGGTGCTGCCGGTCAATGTACAGCCCTGTGACAAAATCGTGGCGCGAACTGGGGATTGGCATCGATGAGATGACGCCCGGGCAGCGCGCCTCGATGGATGGTGTCGTGCCTGCAGATACGAATTACAGCGAATGGCTCAACCGCCAATCGGACGCCCGCAAGATCGAGGTGCTCGGTCCGGTGCGCGCTCAGCTACTGAAGGATGGCAAGCTGGATCTGGAGGACTTCTACACTCCGACAGGGGAATGGATGACGCTCGACCAGATGCGCGCCCGTGATGCTGCGGCATTTGCTAAGATGGCGGCCTGACCAAGAGGGTTGCCCATGACGACCAAAGTGACCGACATCATCACCATGGAGCAGCTTGCCGCATTGCGGGAGGCTGGGTTCGCCGTTGTGCACAGGGTCCCGACTGAGTCGATGGTCAAGGCAGGGCTATCCACTGGCGAGTTCCCGGAAAACAGAGGCGTGAGTCGAGAGTTTCACCGCATGGTTGCCGAGAGCATCAGGTTACAGAATCTGGACATGCAAGACGCATGACCGACAAGCCCCGCTTCCACGTAATCGACGGCACCAAGGCTCCGGACACCCCGGCGGAAGAGGTGCGCAAGCGTGTGCGTGCGATGCCGAAGCCTGCGACGATGGTTCAGTGCCATCGATGCGGCGGGCGTGAGGTCATTGAAAGCAAGATCGGCGTCCTGATGAAGAACGGCAAGCCAACTGGCGGGACGAAGGTTCTGCTTTGCGTTGGGTGCCTGCTCAAAGGTGAACGCGTCACGCTGTAGCGTCACGAAACTAATTCAAACAGCCCTGGCATCCGCCGGGGCTTTTTTATGCCCGCAAATCAGCCTGTGCGCAGGCCGGAGAGTTCAAATGCTGCCAGAAGAAAACTTCCACACCATCGAATACAAGGTCCGCCCAGTCACCCGCTACATCGTCACGCGACATGAAAGCGGGAAAGCGGCATCAGGTTATTTCGGCAGCAGCACTCAAATCGGTGAATACCCGAACGGCAGCAGTGCCGAAGTAGTGGCTGATGCGCTGGTAGCTCTCGACAAGTCAAAGGGCGTCGACTCGATCCGGGTCCGCGAAGGGCTGTCGCTCGGTGAATGCATCTCGGGCAAACGCTGCGAGTAAGCGAAAACGATTCACACAAGCCTCGTCCATGACGGGGCTTTTTATTGCCGCCAGGCGGCCAACAGACCCAAGGGGTTAGCAGATGTTTATTTTCGGCAAGTGGTATCCGCTGATGGCGGAAGAGGGTGGTGGTGAAGGTGGTAGCGGCGGTGCAGGCGGTGGCGGTGGGTCAGGCCCGGAAATCACTCCAGAGCTTCAGGCAATTATCGACGCTCGCGTTGGTGAGGCTGTAACCGGCCTGAAGACCAAGAACACCGAACTACTTGGCAAGCTGAAGACTACTGGCGACCAGCTCAAAACCTTCGAAGGCATCGACCCGGAAGCAGTACGCGGCATTCTCTCGAAGTTTGCGAACGACGAAGAAGCTGGCCTGATCGCGAAGGGCGACATCGAAACGGTCGTTAACAAGCGCGTTGAGCGCATGAAGGCCGCTTCTGACAAGGAAGTGCTGACCGCCAAGGAAGAAGCCCAGCGACACGCATCCCGCACCGAAAAGTTCGCCTCCCGCGTCCTGAAGGGCGAAGTGATCGGCGCCGCATCCACCGCCGGTGTGCACAAGTACGCCATGGAAGACGCAATGCTGGCTGCTGCTCGCGACTTCGAACTGGACGACGACGGCAATCCTGTTGCTCGCGAAGGCAAGTACGGGAAAGACGGCAAGCCGCTGACGCTCAAGGAGTGGTTTGCGGAAATGAAGGACTCTCGTCCTCACTGGTTCCCTGCTACCGGTAACGGCGGCGGTGCGGGCCACGGTGGCGGGAATGGCTCCAAGGTGATGACCCAGGCCGACTTCGACGCGCTCCCTGCCAAGCAGCGGGCAGCAGCGATGGATAGCGGCGTCACCATCAAAGGCTGATCAACACAACCCAACTCCCAGGCCCGCCATGTGCGGGTTTTTTATTGCCATAAGGAAACCGCCACATGGCCAACATCTTCACCGCTCTCCAACCGGTTCTGTATAGCGCCGCTCAGGAAGTATCCAACGAACCGTTTGGCGTGATCTCTGCGATCACCGCTGACTTTGACGACAAAGGCGTTGCCGTTGGTGACGCAGTCAAGGTCCCGGTCGCACCGATCCGCGCCGTCAAGTCCTTCACTCCGTCGATGGCAATGCCAACCGGCGACGATGCGACCGCCGATGGTGTGTCTGTGTCGATCACCAACACCGACTATGTCGACTGGAACCTGACCGGCGAGCAGATCAAGTCGCTGGAAAACGCCGGCTCCGACAAGGAGTGGGTGCGTCAGATGATCGCCCAGGGCATGCGTGCTCTGCGTAACAAGGCTGAAGTCGCTGCCTGCACCGCGATCAAAGTCGGCGCTACCCGTGCCGTCGGCACCGCGGGCACCAACCCGTTCGCCACCGACATCAACATCATCCCTGACGTGCGCAAAGTGCTGTTCGACAACGGCGCGCCGATGGCTGACCTGCAACTCTGCGTCGATTCGAGCGCTGGCACTTCGGCCCGCAAGCTCGGCATCGTGCAGCAAGCCTACCAAGCCGGTAACGACGCCGAGCGCCGCTCGGGCGACCTGTACCGCCAGTTCGGCTTCCAGATCCGCGAGTCTGCCGGTATTACCGCGCACACCAAAGGCACCGGTACCGCTTACGTCACCTCCGGTTCGACCGGTATCGACGTTCCGAGCGTTGCCCTGGTAACCGGTTCTGGAACCGTGCTGTCTGGCGACGTGGTGACCTTCGCGGCCGACACCGCGAACAAGTACGTCGTGAACGGCGGCGTGGCGGCTCCTGGCACTATCACCCTCGGTCGCCCAGGCGCCCAGATCGTGATCCCGACCGCCAACGCCATGACCATTGGCAACAACTACGTGCCGAACCTCGCGTTCGAACGTTCGGCTGTTGTGGGCGTGATGCGCGCGCCGATCATCCCTGCCAACCCGATCATCACCCAAACCATGATCAGCGATAAATTCGGCATGACTTACCTCCTGCTGCAAATCGCTGGTTACGGCATGACCACCTGGCAACTGCACATCGCCTACGGCTTCAAAGTCGTTCAGGGCGAGCACGTCGCCGTCGTCATGGGCTAATAGCCTGTCTCGGATAGGGGCTTCGGCCCCTGTCTGCTCAAGAGGAAATGAATCATGGCTGGACTGACGAAAGAACAGAAATTGGCCAAGGCGTTGCTGGAAAAGGCCGTTGAGCTGAGCGGCCTGAAGGCCGAAGAATTCGCGCTGCTGTCTGCTGAAGAGCAAGCGGCGCATACCGCAAAGGCGCAAGAAGCGCTGGACGCACTGGCTGCCGCCGATGCGGCTGCCAAGGAAGCCGCTAAAGACGTGGACAACTCCCACCTGATCACCGTCACCAGAGGTGGCGAAACCCTGGACGTGCATCCGACCTGTTTGGCCGCGCACCGGGTTCTCGGCTGGAAAGAGGTTTAACCCATGGCTCTCGTCATCGAAACCGGTTTGATCGTTCCAGGTGCCGAGAGTTTTGCGACTGCGGCCGAACTGGTCACCTATGCGGGGAACTTCGGCCGGGTAATTCCGGCTGATGCGCCGTCGCAGGAAGCGCTGTTGCGCAGGGCGGCACTGGAAATGAACGCGAAGCCATGGAAAGGACGCACCGTAAGCCCGGTCCAGACACTGGCATGGCCTCGGTATGACGTCTGCCTGAACAGGTTCCCTCTGCCGTCCAACACTATCCCGGCGCAGATCAAGGCCGGGCAGATGGCTCTGGCCACCGAGATTCATGCGGATGACTTGGCGCCGCCTGAGCAACGCCTCGGCGCGATCAGCCGGGAGAAGGTCGGCCCACTTGAGACCGAGTACTCGACTGTAAGCCCCATCATCAGCAAGCCTGCCGCTGTTCGGCAGTCCTATGCGCAGTTCTCCGGGTTGTTGCAGTCATCCAGCCAGGTATCACTGAGTAGAAGCTGATGGCAGACATCTACGATCGTGCCAAGGCGAGTGCTGCGCGGATGCTGGCGCCTCGCTCCAAGGGTGGCAAAGGCCTGGAGCTGTCACTGGTCCGCGTCACGACCGGTGATTACGACCCAGAAACCGGCACTACGCCGGTGACCACCGTTCAATACGATGGTTCGGGCTTTCGCGAAAACTACAAACAGAGCGACATTGACGGGTCCCGCATCAAGCAGGGCGACGTGAAGTTCCTGATCTCTCCCGTACTGCTGAATGCTGCCGACATGCCGCAACCCGTCAGCCAGGACAAGATCCTGTTCGACGGCGACACCTACACCGTCCAGAACGTCGATCCGTGGGATTACGCCGGCCTCGCTGTCGGCTTCAGTGTGCAGGCGCGAAAATGAGCTTCTCTCTCGACTTGAAGGCGTTCGCCGAGAAGGTCGAAGCCAATGCCGAGACGGTGATCAAGAAGGTTGCCATCGACCTGCTGGGTGCTGTGGTGGATCGATCCCCCGTCGGCAACCCTGAGCTGTGGGCGGCGAATGCGACCGCGACCCAGTACAACAACGAAG